ATGCTAGATAAAATAAAAACACTATTAAGGCGTAATAAAGAAACCACTAATCCAGCAATCAAAAAGCCATACGATTACAAAATAGGCGCGCGAGACAACGATGACGTCAAAATTAGAAAAATATATGCGAAGCATCCTGGCTGGGTCGTGTATCGCACTGATAGCGCGATACGAATAGATATTGATGACAAAGATCCCGACATATTATTATATGCAGAAAACCACTATAAGCTCGCCGCAGATTTGGCCCGAATTTATTCATGGCTCCCAGAAAAACTTTCCGGCACAGAGTCAATTAACAGGCTTGTAGGGCGAGCCATAACTACAAACATCGTAGGAAATACTGAGGTAGCTAAAAATATATTAATGCAAGCTGAAGGGCGGCTATTCAAACTTAAAACTATACAGGGACGACTTCAATATACTTTAAGCGCATTTCTCTTGGTAGCCATACTTCTATTACTGTCAGGAATTTATGGTTTTCAATCCGCCCCACTCTTATTAAATATTGCGCTTTGTGGGGCCTTGGGTGGCGTATTGTCGATCGCTCTAGGATTCTCCAAATTGGAGATAGATTTAGATGCGAGTAAATTTGTAAACTGTCTGATTGGATGCTCAAGAATTTTGATTGCAATCACCGCAGCAATATTTTCTTTTTTTGCAATAAAAAGCAATATTGCTTTTTCTTTTGTCGAAAAGTCCCCCGAAAATACTGGATACTTCATGGTAGCCATGATATCCGGCTTCATAGAAATGCTTGTCCCAAGCATTATGAGCAATCTCGCAAAAGAGGCGCCCAACCAGCCCATTAATTCATCTTTAACCACAAAAGAAGAAACGCTTCCGGAAGAAAATATTAAACCATGAACACTCTTCTATACCGAATGATGATCCTTTTCCCGAGCGATCAGATTGCCAAGCAAAACCTATTATGTAACGCTATTTGACGAATTTTGGGGATTAGATACGTCGTTGCTTGCTTTAATGCCCACCAGCCAAAAAGTGTATAAGTGTAACTGGATGGCATAGATTCGCGTACGTCTTGCCCCATTTTTGTCCCATTCGCGCAGCCCAGCGTTTAGCCTCCTCCAACGTCCTATAACTGACTGGACGTAGGGCCCCTTCCACCTTGTATATTTGATCAACAGGCGTCCACTCGCACAGGTACACCGGATTGACTACCTCATGAAGCACCAAGATCAATAGCCTTTGGCCGACAACCACTTTATTTAGGATGCCATCCTGTGAAACCTAAAAAACTCTCAGAATCCCCTCAATTTAGAATTGCACTTCTCTTGCCGCTAATATTAGGGGCGACACTATTCATTACCTCCGCCCTCACCAATCAAAACTTTAAAATATGTTTGTCCTCTGACTGCGTAAACTATTTTTTTGAACTATACAAATACCCCCTATCAATAATAGGTCTAGCCGTACCACTAACAGCTATAACCGCTGCACTTCATCGATCGGAGGAAGCATCCCATCAGATTGAAGAAACTCTAAAACAAAATACATTCAATAATTACATTAAACACAAAGAAGAATTCATTAACGTCTTAGAAAAACTGGAAATTACTTGCGCGTGCAAATTTACGGACCCGCTAAACACCTACAAAAATATCTTTCCTCTAAACAACTACTCATCCTTCAACTTTAAATCACAATGGAAACAGCACCCCTCAGATAACAAACCAGCACAAGACAACGAGCTATTAGACTTCATAAGAAGTGAGCTAGATGGCGTTATGGCGCTAATATATGCTCCGAACATGGATAGTTTTGCGCTGAGACATGTAATTTATTCAATTGACGAAATAACTGACGCTCTGCGCATCAAGCGCACGCAAGAGCCATTTCATCAATTTTCACAGAGCCGGCTTGTCTGGCCGACAGACTACGCAAAAACATCTACCATGAACCTATTCAATATAGTAAGAACCTTAGAGCTTTTTTCTTTTCATGATCGGAAACAAACCGAGAAAAAGCAGGAATGGAATGCAAATATGACACTCCCAAACTCTGGCCAGACCAAGCAACGCAACATGGAGTTGGTCAACGAGTTAGCAGAGGATGTTAGTGCTTTATTTTGACGTACTCATCATCACCAACGACCGATCAACCTATGGTAGAAAGCCTCCAAGAACAACTCTCATACTTGGAATGTATATCATCAAGCCTAGCTACCGGCTTGATAGTTTTTGGAAGGAGTTGCTGCTCGGGGGTAATCAGCAACCCATCCACGAACAACTGTCAATAGCTAGGGAGGAGTAAGCCATTCCATCACAGCTATGACGCAAGCTGCAGCATACCATCGACATCCGGGCCATCCTCATTGATCCAGGTTCCATAGTCCTAGTGGATGATGCTGACGTTGGTATGCTCCATCTGTTCGGGCTATCCATTCGATTGAACCAATGCCCTTGTTCAGCAACAGACCTGCGTATCTGTACCGGCATTGTAGGAGCTATCCCTATCACAAGACCTCACACCAACTTCATCACCCGACGATGGATTGGACATAGCCTTCCTTAAAACTACCGCCAGCTATGCCCACCGAGCATTGAGCCGCCGGTCTCGTAGCAATTCCTAAGCAAGCATCAATTTGGTAAGCCCCTGCTATGCTTAGGCCTTTTCGATGAGATAGCACACATGTCAAGGGAATACTCACTGCCGGATCTGCTTGAACGAATGTACGAGAATCAGCTCGCGTTAGAAGCTGCGCTAATGGAATTGACTCTCCAAAGCGAAAAGCAAGGCCTCGATGAGGTTGGCAATAACGTACGTGGTGCGTTATTCGTCATCGGCGAAAACGCTGGGCATATCAAGCAGGGCCTGGCGAAGTTACGAACCAATCCTTTCTAACAAAGCACACCCCGATTGTGTGGGGGTATGGGGGCAGTTTTGATGGATACGCCCGTGGTTGCTAGCCCTACCGCCCGCCCGCATCTGATTGCATAAATGCGTAATTGGCATTGGATGGCATAGATTGGCGTACGGTTTGCCCCATTTTTGCCCCATGGATACCGCTCGGGTTCAGCCTATCCCTCGATCCGATGATGGATTAGACGTAGGGCGTCTGTATCCTCTGCTCTGCTTGAGCAGAAGGACAAGCGTTTCTCTTGTAGCAATTTCTGAACATTCACAGAGTTCAGGCATACCAAAGCACACATCCTCGATTGCTCAGTCAAGGGGCTCCTTCTTGCGATCAACGCCACCAATTTTTTTCCAAGCTTCAAAACGATGGGTTGCCGCGCCGAAGCTAATCTCCATCACCGCACCAACAGCATTCCTGCTTTTACCAGCATCAAACAGCCGATAGCAGACCTCAACACCACGATCAGTTAGCTTGCCGTTTTCGAGCTTGTTCGCTGGCTCGTGATAATCGATCATCAGTTCATCAGACGGGCATGACAGCAGCGCCGAAAGGGGTTTGTGGTTCGTAGCCGCTACCGGCACTCGCTCCCAGCGCAGCTTACTGATTGCTTTGAATTGGCTGATAGCGACTGACCCACGCTCGTTCCTAGCTTTAGATCCAGATCTAGTCAGTAGTGCCTCAACAGCCGGGCCTAGCCGCTTCATATATTTGGAATGCGTTGTAATCAGCATCGAGCAGCACTAAAAGAACCGTATCAAAGGACTGCTTTAAATCGATCGAACCAACCCGAGCGCCTCGCATTCGAGGATTGGAGAAATACCGACCCTTGATTTGGATCTTGCGAGTCGACCCGTCTCTTGTTTCCGTAGCGTCATACCCCGCTTGCCTAGCTAACTCCAATTTAAGATTGAGGATTCGAGCAGCCTCATACTCCGCAACCTCACCCGTGACACCCAGTGGCTTGCCTGTGAGGTGATAATACCGCCGAGCAAGGACCTTCGCGTCGCTCAGGATCTGGTAAACCTCATCGGTTGCTTCCATGCTTTTTCCTAGGTCCGGACGATAGAAAGCTCAGGCTTCACTGCAAGCCGCGCCTCAGCTAGTCTGCTTATGACTTAGAAAACGACACTTTATACAGCGAGCTTTCGGCTTCAACAGATCGGCCCGCAGTGCCCACCGAGAAGGCCTCTCCCTTTTCGAATCTGGCATCGCCGTTCTTTGCAGCTTCCTGAGGATCAGTAATCAGCCAACCATAAAGGGTATGCGGCGCGGGCGTGTTACCCATGCAGACCTTCAGCGCGGCCTTGGTCCCGCTCGCATCTTTAACATCGGCGCTGACGCAATCACCGTCTGGAACGGTCAACACAAACTCGTGAGGACCAGCAGGGGTCTTAGCCGTTACCTGCACTTTCCACAGGGTCGGGGTTTGGTCTGCCTGGGCAGCCAGTGAGACGCTGGCGAGGAGAGTGGCCGCCAAAAAGCTGCTGATGCAAGGGACTTTCATTCTTTCATTTCCTTCTTGGCTTACCGGCCTTCCCGGTGCCTTTACGTCCTCGGCCCCGGCTTTTGAGGACCGAGGCTTGGGGTGTAGCGGGCGACTTTTCCTACTGGTTCAGGTTGTCCGCAGCGGTACGCCCCAAATCCGCGCGGGCAAACCATGCTTGGTGCATGGTATTGGTCAACTTCTTGCTATTTCATCCCAACGGCCTAGAACGATGGTTGTAGGCAAATTCGATAATTCCAATGTAACTATTGTTTGAACCACGCCGTTTTTAGCAACCATCTGCATGTTTTGCCCCATAGGTTGCTTGTTCCACCGTGTATTTTTCTCCAGCACTTGAGGAAAGTTGCTTAATGAGGCCTTTGCACGAGAAGCCCATCATATTGAGATACTGCTTCGCAGACCTAACCGCCTGCTGGTTCCAATCAATGTTCATGCTGTCCACTGCTTTCGTAGCGTCAGAAACGTCGAAACCCTCTCCAGCATCAGATGAAAGCTGATGAATAAGCCCATTCCGTGAGAAGCCCGTCATGCTGAGATACTGCTTCGCTGATCTGACCGCATTATTTTGAGGCCCAGTCAAATCTCCAGCCCATGAGGGCCCAGCAGCAAAAAAAGTGACAGCCAATATTACTTTTAAAAAATTCATCGAAAATTCTCCAGAACCTACGCAGCGCCTCTAACGGCCTTAAATTTTTGTCTTACGGTTCAACGTTTCCGTGACTACTGCGTGTCTTTGAGGAAGATGTGAGAGGAGACCTGGCCGACGATGCCGACAGCGCAAATTCGCGCAAAGGCATCATTCCCGACGTGCAAAAGGCTCGTTCGCGAGCCACCCGTTCAAATTAAACTCTGTCACTCTCCATGTTCAAAACAATCACCTTGATCCAGCTCGTCATCATCATTGTTTCTTTGATAAGCATCGTTGTTTGGATTGAGTTGGTTGGAGTGATTATCCATGCTTGAGTCATAAGCATCGTTGTTCGGGTTCATGCTGTCACTACGGTCATCATTAGGTGTTCTGCTCATTTTGTTGCTCCATTCGTAATGGCGTTTGCTGAAAGTAAGTCGATTTCCCTGCTCGATCCTGGGGAGCGAAAAGCTTCGCTCTTCTACGGCCTCGGCCCAGAGCAGGGGCTGGGCTTGCGCATTACCTAGAGATTTCCCATCACTCAGCCGGATCAACCGGGATGCCCACCCGCTCGCACTCGCCTTTGTCAGGCAAAAAATCAAACCCTATTTCGGGGCCGTACAGCTCGTCGCATTCAGTGGAGGATGAAGACTTAAGGCGGCGTGCTCGAAGTTGCTTACCATCCTCGGTGCAGATTCCCTTGCCAGAAAGGTCGATGAATACCAACGAGCCCTGGGTAAGCGAACCATGGTTATCGCGATAGTGGCCTCTGATACGACGAACACGGATGTTGGTCATGAGCTTTCCTGTCCAATTCTGGGATGCGAAAAGCGTCCCTCTTTATGAGCTTAGCCCACACCTGCGGGCTTGTGGATGCAACGGACTTTCCGTTACTGGCTTTCACATATGAGGGGATGTGGATCTGGCGCCCAGGGTCTCGGCGCGCACGACAGCCATGGAGCCAATCAGCAAATTGAACGCACCGCGCTCCTCGACGCTGATCAGCGTCGGGTGCAGCGCCTCTAAGCGGGCATACAAGGCCGCCTGCTGCGCCTGCCCGGCCGCCAGGTCGGTGACCTGGCCCAGCGCTGCAATGGCCTGATGCATGGCGATCAGGTCGGCCAGGCGGGAATGCTCGAAGCTGTTTGGCGAAGTCGGGGCGTTGCTCATCGACGGGGTTCCTTTGCAGATACGGAGGGGGTTGGTTCTACTGCCACTGCCAAGCCGATGCTGGGCTTGAGCGGGGTTTTCCATTGTGACTGTGACTGTCGGTAGGGGTGGGCTCTCTGTCAGGATTAGACGGGAATCAGGATCAATCCAAAGAGAGTTGGCAGCAGGCCTCCAGCAAAGCCTACCACCAGTGATTTCGCAATGTTCACGGAAAATGCCAGGGCCCCTCAGAACAACCCGCCCAACGCAGCGGGCTCCCAATTCATAATCACCAGCTCACCGCTGACATCCGCTTTAACCTGCCGTTGATTGGCGGAGCTGTACCGGATGTCTACGGTTTCGAAGTTAAATCCCTCGAACACCCTGCGAATATCCGGGTGATCGTTGATGCTCACCATCACCTTCCCTTTGCAGCGCCGCATGAAGTCAGCCATGCGCTCGTAATTCTCAAACGGGAAGTCGACGCCATAGCCGGCGGTCTGCCAGTAAGGAGGGTCCATGTAGTGAAAGGTGTGTGCACGGTCGTAGCGCTCAGCGCAGTCCAACCAAGGAAGGTTCTCAACGTAGGTGCCTGACAACCGCTGCCACGCTGCCGAGAGATTCTCCTCGATCCGCAGCAGGTTGATGGCCGGACCCGTGGTCGCAGTACCGAACGTTTGTCCGGTCACCTTACCGGCAAAGGCATGATGCTGCAGGTAGAAGAATCGCGCGGCGCGTTGGATGTCGGTGAGGGTTTCGGGGCGGGTCATTTTCTGCCACTCGAACACCTGGCGGGAGCTGAGCGCCCATTTGAACTGGCGCACGAATTCTTCCAAGTGGTTCTGCACGACGCGGTACAGCGTCACCAGGTCGCCGTTGATGTCGTTGAGGACCTCAACGGGCGCAGCCTGGGGGCGCATGAAATAAAGTGCGGCGCCGCCGGCAAAGACTTCGACGTAGCATTCGTGGGGTGGGAAGAGAGGGATAAGACGGTCGGCTAGGCGGCGTTTGCCGCCCATCCAGGGAATGATGGGGGTAGACATATGAAAGCAAGACCTTTGCTGTATGGATAAACAGTGCTAGGCTCGCTCCGCTTTGTGCACGAAGCAGGAGCCTTGGCTGGACTTGCAGGGACATTCTGCGGGGAAGGCGGCCGGGTTGGATGTTGACGCATCCTGCCCGGCCGCTCCTTTTACTTCGGTGTAGAGACTTCTTTTGCGTAGGCCTGACAGGCCCGCAGGGCGATCAGTCCTTGGTCGCCTGCATCGGTGATGTCGATAATTCGTTGAGCATGCGCTCGGTCAAGTTGGGCTCGGCCGGCTGCATGAACCACGCCGCCGGCGCCGGCGGCGGTAGGCACGTTGCAGCTACCGGCTGAGTCCTCGGCGAGGAGGACTGACAGCCGCAGATCAGAAGTGGCAAGGCGATCGCGCAGGCGAGCCTGGTTGGTCTTGGCATCAGATAATTCCTTGGTGTGTTGTTGATCCTGCTTGGCGAGCTGCTGCTCGGTCGCCAGGCGCTTGTTCAGTTCAGCCGTCTGCTGACGCCAAGCCTCGCCGGTGATTGCGTCCAGTTCCTTCTGGTGGCTAGCGGCCTGCTCCGCGATACGCTCAGCCATCTTTTTGCCCAGGCGCCCGTCCTGAAACTGCCAGGCACCGCCAAAGCCGATGGCCAGGGCCAGAACGAATGCCAGCCCCAGTCCCACCAGCTTCTGCACGGGCGTCATCACGGCACATCCTTGAAGAAAATGTGATGGCCGAGGCGCAGGGTCTCCTTGGCGACCGCCGCCCAGGCCGGTGGCTTCGGCATGGTCGTGGCGTAGTAATGGGTGGCACCGCCGGTGGGATCGGGCACCGCACCGGACATCACCTGGTCAGCAGCTTTCTGCGCCTGGGCGAACTGCGCGGGCGGGATCAGCTTTGCGCCACTCAGGTAGGCATAGTTTGGGTCGTTCTGATTCCAGCAACTGAACTGCCACGGTTTCAAGCACACGCCAGCGTAGCCTTCGCCCCACCATGACTTGGCCTTGCCATCGAACACGCGGTTGCGAATGGTCCAGGCCACAGCGGTCTGCCCGGCAAGGCCCTCGCCGCGAGCTTCACCCCAAAGCGTACGAGCCAAGACGTCTCGGTCTTTCTCGGTTAGGTTCATACTTTTCTCCAGACAAAAAAATACCGCTCAATGGCGGTGGGCGTTGAAGCAGGTTTTGTCAGTTACAGCTCCAGGACTTTGACTTCCTTGGACTTACCCTTTTTCTTTCCGGCCGCTTTGGCCTTACCTTTCTTCCCTGCATTGCATTCCACGGTGGTGCTCCAACCGGACTGGGTGAACACCTGCTCCACCGACTCCACCAGAAATTCACCGTCCAGCCCTTCCTTGAAGCCCTGCGCATTGATCTGCCGTTCAGCAAACAGATCCGTACGACCGACCATCTCCAGGCGAACTTCAGCGGTCGAGCGGTTGAACGCCGCGAGCCGCGCCTTGGCTGCTTGCTCGGCGGCGGATTTGTTCGGGTGGATATGCCGGTCGGTATGAACAGGCGGCAGACCTGCAGGCGCCTCGTCGTTCTCCAGGGTCAGGTTTACCAGCTCACCGGTTTTCTTGTTCTGGTACTTGGCCTTGACGGCTTTTTGCGTGGTGCGATCGGTGAAGCGAAATTGCCAGCGGCTGACGTCAGTCCGCCGGATGGTAATAGCCGGCAGACTCTTGCCACTGGCGGTCTGCCCGCTTTGGCGAGGTAGTACCAGCAACTTGCTGTCAGCGACCTTGGCCGTACAGTCGTGATCCTTGGCGAGCCGAGTGATGAAGTTGTAGTCCGACTCATTCAACTGATCGGCCCGAGGCACAACCGTGGCTACAGAGCATTCAGGCTTCCAGTCGTTGCGTGCCGCGATGTCGCTGACGATCTTGGACAACGGCACATTTTCCCAACTGCCGCTGCGGGTGGTTTTACCGCTGCCGCGCATATCGCTGGCCTTGCCACGAATAACTATCGTATCGGGTGGACCAGAGACCTCGACCCCATCGACGGTGTATCGTCCCAGTCGGGTCAGGGTTGATCCTACATAGCCCAGGTAGATCTCGATGTAGACACCGCGCTTGGGCAAGGCGACAGCGCCATCACGGTCATCGATCCGCAGCTCGAACTCGTCGGACTCCATTCCGGGCTTGTCCTGGGTGCGCAGTAACAATAAGCGGTCGTTGATCAGTGCGGTGATGTCAGCACCGTCCGCGACGATACGAAAAACTGGCTTCACGTTATAAACCTCCAGAAACGAAAAAGCCCTGCAAGTGCAGGGCTTTTAAATAGGTGCTCGTCAGACCCTCTGAACGAGCCTCTTGAGCGTGCCTAGAGTATTATTTATTAGCATCAGAGAGCATCCTCAGTCGATTATTACCCTGCTATCGTTTTGAACAAAGGCACCAATATTTCTGCGCCATGTTCATTTAGGTGATGGTCATCGTAATAAATAGGCAACCCATTACTTGAACCGCTACACTTGCCAGACGCACAAAGATATGGGAGCGGATCCAGTATCTCGACACCGCACTTCTGCTTAGCTGCGTCTTGGGCCTCCCAGACAAAATCCTGCCTGAACTTGTAATCGGACAATAATATTGAGACATCCTTCTCACGCCCAAGAATTAATGACCTGCCCATCACCCTGGGAACATCAACCCCCATCTCAGGGATCGGTCGAACCAAATATACTTTGCGATACTCAGAAAATTTACAGGCAGTATCTATTATACCTTGCCGGAATGAATTCAAAAATTCGGGAGAGCGCTCAGAAAACGGCGCACCAACGTAAAAACTTGGAACTTCACTGTATTTCACACCCGAATTATTCGACCCAAACACATAGCCGGACATCCGGCTAACCATAACAATAGGAACAGCAGGCGATATACCTTTCTGCTTTTCAAATGCCCACGCTACAAATTCCGCACACCGATAACCAGAATTACCAACAATCCCCATATCAAATATCGTTGGGCAGCTTGCAAGCGTCCAATCAAGAACATTAAAATTTTTGCTTACAAGTGACTTCTCCACCGCACGTACAATCGACTGAGCGTGACTATCACCAATGACAATCACACCTAAATCTCCCCCCCCATACGTACACCCAGGAACGACACCAGCACCAGAAACAAAGCACTCGCCTATCCTAGGATTTTTATCAAAAGCCGCCATAAAAACACTATCAATTCGAGAATCCAACCGCTGGGGAACGCCATCATTTACGCGGACCCAGAACGTCACACCAACCGCCACTATGAAAAACACAGAAAAAATCAGCCAATTCCTTACCGGAGATGCCACGTCGAGCTTTTTCTGACAAGGCACCTCAACATAAAGGTGGGACAATTTCCCAAGTAACAATGTAATCAGGAGACCAGTAGCCACTGCTAGACCGGAACCTTGGATACCGAAAAAAAACAAAAACACGACAATTGGCCAGTGCCAGAGATAAAGAGAGTATGAACACTCACCCAACCAATGAACTAGCTTATTACCTGTAAATACTGATTGATCACGTGCAGCTAGAATCACTAGCGCCGTGCCGACTACGGGCACCAATGCATTCCAACCAGGCCATCGACTATTTGAATCAAATACAAAAACCGACGCCGCAATTGACAACAGCCCAACAATCTCAAATGCGCGCTTAAAGCGCTCGCCTATGGGGAATCTTTCAGATATCAGAAACGCCAATCCACCTATCAAAAGCTCCCAAGCTCGGGTTGGCAACATGAAAAAAGTCAACGACTCATTATAGGCCGACCACCGAATCGACAGATACTGGGACAGCATCATACCCAAAGTAATCATGAGTGCGACAACGCCACGCCCAGGGCGGATTTTCCAAATCACCGACAAGACAATCGGCATAATAATATAAAACTGCCATTCAACCGACAACGACCAAGTATGCAAAAGCCACTTAGCATGAGAGTCCGCATCAAAATAACCAGACTCCTTAAAAAAAACTATATTTGAAAAAAAACCTAGCGCACTAATGCTGTGTTCCGCCAACCCCCTATATTCTACTGAAGGAATAAAAAACCAACCGACAAACATAACCCCAACACAAAGGACAAACAGGGCAGGCACGATCCTCCTGATTCTAGCTAGGTAAAATGCAAATATAGAGAACCGCTTACCCCCACTACCTTCAAGCCCCTGTATAATTATACGAGTCATCAGAAACCCGGAAATTACAAAAAAAACATCTACGCCAACAAACCCCCCACCAAAGCCCCCAATACCAAAATGGTAAAGTATTACTGCAACAACAGCCCACGCTCTTAAACCATTAATATCCGACCTAAAGCTTTTACTTTGGTTAGTGACAGCCATAATTTTTACAGTACCAAGTACTATTTCATTAATCTTAAGATTACCCCGTACTGACGCACAGGATTTCAGCAGATGTATTTGTATTTTTTTTGATACAAACAAAGCGCAGCATTCTAGCTTGACCGTGAAAACTTGTCTCTTACAACCAGAAAAATCGCTTCCAGGCAGCTAGGCCAGTTATCAGTCTAAAAAATTTCAAAATTGCGCGCTCTTGACCTGACGGCATGGCGATCAATGATCACCGCAAACTCATACCTCAACCCCACAGTTGTACCTGCTCCACCACTGATTCAGCGATATCTGGGAAGGTGATCAGGATACCAGCCCGCAAGGGCTGTACCTCATCAGCCAGCAGCCGGTTGGCATCCAACACGGCTTCGACCGTACCGTTCACGTGGCCATAATGCAGGTAGCACAGGGTGTCGAGCTGGTCGCCCTCAGACGTCCTGTATATCGTCGCCATAGCGGCTGAACTCCAGAGTGAAGGTTTGTTTGCGCGGGATCCCGCCCGCTAGCAAGGCGCTCTGCTCTTCCTCCAAGCTGCGCAGGCACCAGGTGCCCAGTACCACGCCATAGCCTGTGGTGAGGTTGAGCGGCAAGAGTTGGGCACCGATGGTGCGCAGGGTGTCGAGTTGCTTCAGGCCACCCTTGAAGGTCGGGAAAATCACGCCCTTAAGGGTCAGCTTTTCCTCGCCCATACCCACGGCCTGCTGGGCTGGCCGCCGGGTCAGGCGCTCCTGTGAGGCCCAACGAAACTCTGTCTGCCGACGTAACTCGTTGAAAGCCGCCGTGTCCAGGTTGAAGTAGAACGGTTGGGCATTGGTTTGCAGCGACTGCAGGATCAGCAGGTGAGGGAACGGCTTCACCGCTTCCGCCAAAGGCGTGGCATTCGGCGCCAGGGCGCTGGTGGGCAAGATGTTCGCCAGATTAGGGCTGACCTTACCGGCCATCTGGTTGATTGCCGTGCTGGCCCTGGCGGCCTGCTCCTTCAGGGTACCCAGGCGTTCATCAATCGCCGACATCGCGCGCGTTGCTTTGCTGTAGGTCGACAACACGTCACCGACCTTGGACTGCGCCGCACCGATCCCACGCATCACCCGCTGCAGCTTTTCGCCAACACCAGGCGGCACGCCGGGAATACTCGACAGTTCATCAGCCGCCCCGGTGATCTCGCCAATGGCACCGTTCACCGGGCCGATCATACCGTCAATGCTATGCCGACCCGCCTCCCCGGCCTGGACCAGGGATTTGAAGCCTGATTGCAGCTGCTCCATATAAGCCATGACAACTCCTTAAATGTGAGGGGCATCGAATAGATTGCGCCGCGCCTGCTCTCGGCTGAACTCTTCGAACAGCTGACGCATGTGCGGCATCATTTCCTGCGCCAGTTGCCGTGGATCCTTGACGTCGCCCTGCACCGTAACTGGCATGGTCGGGGCAAACGTCCAGGCCTGTTCGACACGCGCCGGCTCCGGTTTCGCGGCGGCACCGGCACTGAGCAGTGCAGGTACTGCTGCTGCAGAAGGGACGGATGCCAACGAACGGGCGACATCCCCCACCAATGGCCCGGTCGCCGGAGTCGGTGCCAATTGGGCCAGCCGTGACATGCCTGGCCCGCTGGGCTTCGACAGCAGCAACGGAGAGGGCTGAGCCAAGCGCTCTATCGGCGTATCCGGCCCACCGAATGCGGCTTTACTCACTGCACCGCCCAGCTCTCCGCCGCCCCAACTACCGAGGAATCCGCCGATCAGTCCGCCGACTACAGTGCCAATTACCGGTACCACCGAACCTATTGCGGCCCCAGCTGCAGCACCGGCCAACGTTCCGGCCAATGTCCCAGCGGCGGTTCCATAGCCCTCGGCTTTTTCGTCACGAGTCTGGGCGTTCTGGTAGGTATCAGCTGCGATCAGCCCGGCTTCAATCAACGCCAAGGGCGCGGCCCCCTTAGCGAATCCAGCGCCTTTGCCCATCATCGTTTTTGGAGAAAACTTGCTGGCAACCGCTTCAATCGGAGCAGCAGGCACAGGACTTCCAGCCGGTCCCCGAGAACCTCGTCCGCGCTTACCCTTGCCACGGCGCCGTTTCCCATCCCCACCGTCGGCGCCACCAGAACTGCCGGATGGATTGGTGACAAACACCCGCTGAATTACATTCGGATTACCCATCAACGAGCCGCGGGCAACATTGAGCATGCCTTTGCCCATCTTGTACGCGCTCATTGCTGTTCCGAGTGCAACAATGCCCCCAGCCAGCACCGTCGCGCCGCTGATAACGGTCGGAAACTTCCCTGCCAACTCGCCAAGCCCGTACGCCACTTTCGCCAACCCGTCTGCAGCCAAGTCAGTCAGCGGCCGCACCGCATCCCCTATACTTGTCATCGACGACTCAATGCCGGCAGTCGCGGTTGCCCACTTCCGGTTGGAGGTCTCTCGCGCCTTCGCAGCATCCGCCTCGATCTTGGCCTTCCCGTCCGTCTTCTCAATGGTCGCCATATCAGCCTTGATCTTGTCGCCGTATTTGATCTGCGCGAGCAGACCGGCACTGGCGCTTTGATCGCTGACAATGTTCGCCAACCCGGCCGCTTCAGTCAGGGCGACCATGGCCTGCTCTTCCTCGGCACTGCCATCCGCCGAGGCCTTGATCTTGGCCTTGAGCGCTTCGATTTTCTTGGCCTTAGCAGGATCCTGCTTTCTGATCAGCTGCTCGCTGAGCATGATGAACGCATCCACCGGGTTGGCCGCCTTGCCGCTTTTTGTTGCAGCGAGGATCGAGCCGGCCAGGTCGTAGCCTTCCTTGGCGAACCGCTCCTGACTGGTGCTGCTGATCACAGCGTTGAGCAGGTTGTTCATATTGGTGGCGGCAGCTGCCGAGTCCTGGGTTTGCGAGTACTGCGACTGCAGACTGGCACCCAGGAAACGCACGGCCTCAGGGCCTTCCATGCCCAGGCGCTTGATGTTGCCAAGCATGGCCGGCAGATATTTCGCCATTTCCTTGGGACCGAACGCGCCGATGTCACCGGCCGCCGCGACCTGGCCCAGCATCGCGGCCATGTCGCCCTGCTTGACCCCGGCTTCCTTGAAGGAGTTGATCAAGGTCGCGATGGTTTCGGGCTCCATGCCCTGGCCGTCGATCAAGTCGGCGATTTGCCCGGCATAGGACGTGGCTACGTCCCATTCAACACCCTTTTCAATCAACGCACCGACCGACTTCGCCAGCAGTTGCTGGCTCATGCCCTTATCTGCCGCGACCTTGGAAATGCTCGCCGCCAATTTGGCCTCATCGCCGGTACCGGCAGTGTGTGCCCACAGCGACATCTGGCGGATCTGCGCCTGATAGTCACCGGAAACCTTCGTAGGGATCGCCAACGACGCCGTAAGCGCCGCCGCTTTGCCGAGGGAATTCTTCATCCCCTCTTTACCCTGCTGGATCTGCGTGTGGCCCAGGGCCTTGAGTTCAGCACCACGCGCTACCTGGCCGAGGGCCTGATATTCCTTGCGAAGTTTGCCGACTTCAATGCCCTGCTCCTTCAGGGTTTTGAGATTGCTTTCGAGCTTTCGCAGCAGGCCATCAGCCGATGCCGCACCGGTGTCGTGGGCCTTTTTCCATTCGTCCCGCAGGCGGATGGTGTCGCCGATGGTGCTCTGCAACACGCGAGCTTTGGTGCCGGTTTCGCCGAGTTTCTTGATGCGGCCTTCTACATCCTTGAAGGCGGCGCCGACCGTGGAACTGACGACGCCGCCGATGACCAGGCCGAGCGCCAGGTTGTTTGCCATGAGAACACTCCAGGCAGGGATGCGGGGCTCAGTCCATGAGCCACCAGATCATCGTGGAAAAGTGCATGGTCTCGATTTCATTGGCAGCAAATGAAAACTGCGTCGCTAAACGCTTCGCGACCTGCTTTTGCAGGGTGGTGTTAAACCCCGTCATCCTGCACCAGGCGAAAGTAGGCGGCCTGCAGACGCTGGTAATCCGTCAGCTTTAGCCCCTCCAGATCCTTGGTATCGGATTCAGAAAGGTTGGCCAGGATGATCGTCTCGCGCTGTTCTTCATCGCCATTGGAAGCAGACGTTGCTGCACGTACGTCGCGCACGGTGGGAGCGCGCAGGGTCAGTCGGTCGACCTTCATATCTTTGATGTCGTAAGGCCTGGAGAACGTAACGACAGCCCCCTCAAGATCAACGACCAACCACTCTGGCGTTATGCTCTCATCTTCGGGAAGCTCGGGATCGCGCAGCAACTCGCTGTAAGCGGCTTGTAAACGCGCGTAATCCGTAAGCTTCAGCCCATCGAGATCCTTGGTACTGGAATCCGAGAGCGAGGCGAGAATGGTCATTTCGCGCATCACGGCGTCACTGCCACCAACAGCGTCAGATGCACGCACTTCGCGCAACAACGGAGATCGCAGGGCCAACTGATCGACCTTGCTACCATGGATATCGTAAGTGCTGGTAAGAGTGACCGTTGCACTGTCAGACCCAACAACGAGCCAGGACGGAATTTTTTTCAGCTTTTTCATGAGATACCTTTCCGTCACAGGCCCAGGTCGCGGCGGACGCTGGCAAGTTGATCCACACCGTTGATGACACGGACGCAGTTGACCGGATCGATTTCGTACATCAATCGGCCGCCGACTTCGAGCTTGTAGTAACTGCAGGCCACGGAATACTTGAATTCGGCAGCGTCACCGGCCTTCCAGTCACCGGCATCAACCTCTTTGAGCATGCCCCGGATGGTGGCAACAACGCCCGTGGTAGCGCCTTTCTGGCCTTTGAAGGAACCACGGAACACCGCGTTAAACGCGGTCTGGTCGGCCAGGCCGTAAAACTTCAATGCTTCAGCACGCACACCCTTGCCGGCGAAACTGGCTTCCAGCTTTTCCATGCCCTGATCCATCTCAATGGGGGCATCCATGCCCCCAGCACGATGCTCTTCCGTTTTGAGGGTCATCTTAGGGAGCGTCACGCTGGTGATATCCCCGGCAAAGCTGACGCCGTCGATATGGGCGTTCATGTTGTAGAGCGTTTGCGGAACCATCGGGCGTTCTCCTTAAGTGTTGGTATCGAGGACTTCGGTCAGCCACTGATTGGTGACCTCGACCCGGAAGTTGGGGTTTTCTGCCGGTGGCACGTCGGTGAAGCGGATGTTCCAGTACACCTTGCCCTGCTCCAGCTGACTGGCCGTGTTCCGTTCAGGGTCCGCAAACACCTCAAAATTGATCACCGCGCCCTGATTCTTCAAATCACGCATAAACGCCGTAAGGCCTTCAGTCACATCACTGACGTAGGTCTTGGTGATTGAGCGATCGACCGCCCATTTGTGGCCGTAGAGAATCGCGTCCATGACGATATCCATCGTTCGTACGCGGGTGACGAACGCCCACTTAGGATCGGCGGAACAGGTACGGTTGCCCCAGAGGCGGTAGCCGTCATCACGGATGATGGTGGCGATCTGCGCGTTGTTGAGCAGGTTCGCACGGCAGGTTTCATCGCCGTCCAGAAACTCAATAGGCCGGCGGGTGCCGGTGATACCGACAAACTCTTTGTTCGACGGCGAGGCCCAGAAACCGTACTCCGAATCGGTCCAGGCAAAGAGGCCAGCAACCCAGGCAGAACCTGGCGCGTCGATGGTGGCACTGGCGGCGGTGTCCCAGTACTGAACGCCGGGATCGACTAAGAACACACGTTTGCTGCCGAAGTTTTCGCGGTATTCCATTGCGGCTTCGTCGGTGGTGTTGGGACCGTCGATGATGGCGATAGCACGCAGCTTGTCGCTCAATGCCACAAGTGCCGTGGCAGCGGGCAAAGTCGCAGTGTGCTTGGGCGCGACTAGCAAGCGAGGCTGCGCGTTGAAACGGCTCTTACCATCCAGCAGTGCCTGCATGCCGGTACGACTACCGTTTGCCAGCACGCCGCCAATGATCGCCGAGGTCTGCGCTGCAGCGTCAGCCAGCTTTGCCACGCCACAGGCGACAATCACCGCCTTGGAGCGTACATAGATGGCCTGGATCGCTTTGGTGATTGCCGCGTCTGCACCCCAAGCAGCGATGGCTTCGCTTTCGCGGGTGATCAGCATCAGCTGATTTGGCAAGGCGCTGGCATTAGGGCCTGGGGTGAATGTATCGCAAAGACCGATGATAGAAGACGACGGCACCGCGATAGGTCGCGAGCCGGTGTCGACGTTGGTCACGGTGACGCCGTGAAAGAATCCACTCATGATTGAACTCCAGAAACGAGAAAGCCCCGCATATGCGAGGCCGTAGGTTGTTCGTGTTGCGGGAAAGAAAACGCCCCGTGAGTGCGGGGCGTTATTCGGTTTGGTCGGCGATCCACTCCGGCGCGACGGGGCGATGCTCGCTGTCCGGGAAGTCCGGTGATTGCGGCCAGTCGCGTAGATCCTGCATGTAGTGCAACAGCTCCGTGAACTGCTCGCCGGTCAGGGTTGTGTTTACCGAGATTTCCAACTGATCACGGTGACGCTCGCGCAACCACATGAGGCTGGACAGTTCCCCGTCACGCCATGACCGCTCGGCATCAACATCAATACCGACCGAAAGTAAAGGGACATAGACCTCTGAAAACACCTCGCCGGGCAGCAGCTCTTCAGGGCCACCGATGGACCGGCAGCGATAGATTCCGTCATTACGAACAGCAAAACTCATAACCCGTCCTCCCAGCCCATTACCTGTGCCACAGCCGACGCAGCGGTCGCACAATACAGAAAGCTCATGCGCCGCAAAATGAACTCGCCCTGGGCAGTAGGCACAGGACCAGACGCGTTATAACCGCCCGCGAACGGAAACCCGTTCAATTGGGCGGGGCTCAGATAACCAGTACCAGGCGTTGAGGCGAAAGCTCCCTCAGGCGCAAAGCCCACGTAGCCATTCGTACATCCGGCAACCAACGAAACCTTACGGGCTGTTGGCGGCACAAAGTTGGCAAGCGATACAGACACTGGCGCATTGGCCACACCCGAAACTGCTACCGGGTAATTGACCGTATTCGACGCCGCCGTCGGATCGAAAAGAAGAATGTTATCGATCTGCGTGTAAGCACAGGGCACTCCGTTTGATCCCGTCAGAAGCATGCCGACGCGCGCCTTTGACGTGTATCCGGCAGGAAGCACCGGTTCATAAACGAAACGCAAAGACGCCGCCGCAGTCGTAGTCAGCGCCAGGGCGCTGACGTTGATTTGAGACGGCGAATCAATGCTTTGCACAACCGATCCGGCAGGGAATGCCGAGCCCGACAGTTGCATACCAACACGCAGTGACGCGGTGCTGGGCAAGCCGGTAACAACCGCTGAACCCGCAGTGGTCGCACCCGTCAGCACAGGGCATAGCGCAGCGATGAAGGCTTGGGCCGCACCATTGATAGCCCACAACGAGTAAAAGCTCGAAACCGCCAATACCCCACTATCCAAGCCATTGGCTCCGACAGTGGCCAGATTGATCGCTGCAGAAAGACCGCTGATACGACGCGCCACAGCGGCACCATCTTTGACAATCACCTGATCAACGCGGGCCGAGATAAGCGAGCCGACGCCGGGCGCAGAGATCAGGATTCCCCGGTAAGCACCTTGAATCGAAAGGTTTCGGGTTTTCTCGACTTCGCTGGCCAGGGCCGCAACGTCGATATTCCCCTGATTGATCGGCGCGTTCCAAGCCTTGATGCACCACATTACAGCCAAGCTACGCGAGCGGGTTTCCGATCCAACACGAGGCACGCCGTTCACGCCATCACTTACGAAAGCGCCCGTTAAGTTACGTGGTCTAGTGCCCGCAGTGACTGTGCCAAGCGGGGGGCCGACCCCTGGATCACCAGCACCGGCGTCATCGTTACCCCATGCTGTGCCAGCCTTAGTCCGCATCGTTTCCATACGGAAGCCTTGCAGACTATCGAGCTGCATAGAGCCAATTGCGCGCCCGACATCAACCCCGCGCCCATGGTCCCAGCCCCGCAGGAACTCACCGCGCGACTCGGGCAGGCGAAAGTTACCGGCGCCCTCGTCGCCCTTGTTAAATACACCCCCCAGGAACATGGCCAGATCGGGGTATGTGGCAACGCTCTTAACATCGCCATTTACCTCCAGAAACCCAGGCGGCACCTTATCAACTGGAAAGGGGACCATCGAGCCAACCGGCAGAGCGGAGGACTGGGCGATCATCGCCTCGATCTGGTCTTTCGTGTAGGTGTCGGTAATGCCATGGCCCGCCAATGTGGTCGGATTGGTCCCGCCGATCACCCGCCCATACTTATCGACGGTCACATTGGTGTAAGAGCCAGCACTTACCCCAGTGCGGCCCACGGCCATTTCAAAGGTCAGAGCGGTAGTGCCCAGAACAATCGGCGCATCCGTCACCAGCTGCCAAACGCTGTCACCGTTGGCGGTGCCCGTCTCGACACTGACAAACAGCCCAGGCGTCACCTCGACGCTACTATCTGCATCCTGGGTGCGCTTCCACACGCCCGTGGATGAAACCACGTACAGGCCGTTTTCCTTGGCGGCCGCTTGATTCTTTACCAGCACGCGCGCATCCGCCGGCAACAGCACACCATCAATGGTCTGCACGCCGCTCAACGCGATGTTGGCCGTGGTGGCCACTAACACCGAATGCTTGAAGTCCATTTTCGCCATGGCTTCAATAATCTGCGCATCAACATATTCGCGCGTCGCCAGAACAATCGCCGGGTCGATCTTCAAGACGATGCTCGAAGTATTCGCAACGATGAAGTTCATGCGGATGATTTGGGTCTTGCCGGTCCCCTGCACAAGCAAAGGCTTGAAGCTCGGCGCACAGTTGGCCACCACCACCATGTCGCCATCAGCGTCATAGAGAGCGATTTCCCGGATCCACTTACCGCCCACGTCTGCCGGGATCACCTGCTCGGTGATGATGATGTTGGGGTTGGCCGGATCTGTTCGCACCTGATTGACCGGCGCCCGGCGCCATTCACTGATCAGGCGCGTTTGGGTACGGTTTGGAATAGGGTCCGCGCCGTTGGCATCACCCACGCCCATCTGCGAAAAGGTCCAGGGCAGGCCAAGCGCCGTGGCGTTTGCCTGTTTCGCCTCCCCAACTGCCGTGAGGATGGCGAAGAACTGACTGTTCTGATCAATCATGGGTACACGTCCAGGGTGTCAATTTCATCAATACACATGACCAGGCCATAGGTGCCGGTCACCTCGATATCGCGTGGGGTTGGTGGGTAAACGTCGATCACTTCACCCTCGCTTACACAGGCGCCGATGCCGATGTAACCGGTGTTTTCCAGGCTGATCGCCAGCCCGGTCAAATGCCGGCTGACAGGCTTAGCGTCATCAATGAGCCGGGTCAGCTCTTCGTACATTTCCTCACTAATGCCAGCGTCCAGAACGCCGACCTTTAAGGCGAAGGTGCCAGGAATGCCCATCGGGGTGGTTTCCCACCACTCGATAACCTCAATCAGGTAGCCCAGGGGTTCGACCACCCGCCGCAGGGCGCCGATGGTGCCCTTGTGCGCGTGCACGTAGAACGCGGAGCGGATGGCCGAGCGCTTGACGGCTTCCGACCATTTGTTGTCCCAGCGGTCGACCGACCAGGTCCAAGCCAGCCAGGGCAGCAGCTGCGCCGGGCAAGTGTCCGGGTTGTACAAACTACGAAGCGGGATCTCAGTTTTTTCGACCAAGGCGGCCTCAATGGCACGCTCCAACTGCGTGCTGTTTAGGGGGAGCAAGCTGGTCATGTCGAGCCCCCAAGAACAACGCTGAAGCCAGTGCAATAAGCGGCCTGAAATTTGGTTGGCCTCAGATCGAGCCAATCCCGCAGCTCTACCCGTCCTACGCCGCTGATGTGCAACTGAGCATCGACGCCGGACTGAGCAACCTCCAGCGCCAGGCGCTTGCGTGGGTTGATCCAGGCCGCAAGGCGTTTGGTGGCTTCGGCCAAGATGGCGTCGTTTTCCGGACCGGCGCCTTGCATGTGCAACACGGCATCGATCCGGTAGTTGAGGATCTCGGCGCTCTGCACAATGAGGCGGTCGCCCACCGGACGGATGTCATCGTCGCTGAGCTTGATGCGCACCGCGTCAAGCAGCGGTTGATCGGCCTGGCCACTGCCGATCAGGCTCAATACGGTCACCTCCACCACTGCCGGCGATGGGCTTTCCGCGGTGGCATCGGCCACCAGCCCCGAGGCGTTGCGTGCATGGAAGATGTAGCTGTTACGTGGGCCAGCGGTGGTGAGGCCTTCATAGACCATCTGGATGCGTTCACGCAGGGCGTCGTCCGACTCCTTGACCTCTTCGACCGGCGGCACCGCCAGCAGGTTGGCCGGTTGAATCACCAACCGCTGGAGCTTCACGTTGGCTGCGAGCTGGTCGAGATCCTCCTTTTCGGCGTAAGCCAGCATCAGCGCCTTGGCCGCGTCGTTGACCCGCGCCCGGTTCTGCATCTTGCCGTACGCACCCAGTTCCACCAGCTTGACCACCGGTTCGCTCTCCAACGGAGCCGACCAGTTGTCACCCATGTACTCGCGAAAGGCCGACATGCCCTCTTCGTACAACTCTTCATAGTCCAGAGTCTCCAGCACCTGCGGCGCTGGCAATGCCGATAAATCCACCGTGCTCATGCCGACACCTCCAGCAGCAGACGTTCGCCCTGATATTCACCGGTTAATTTGAAGTCGATGCGGCCGCTGACAACGCCAACGACCTGCACCTGTTCCAGTTTCAGCCGCGGCTCCCAGCGCCCCAGTGAGCGAGCCACCTCGGCTTGCACCGCGCTCTTCCAACCGGCGTTAACCGGCAGGTCGACAAAACGGCGGATCAGGCTGCCGTACTCTGGTCGCATCCGCCGACTGCCCACGGGCGTGCCGAGAATGTCCCCAATGGACTGTCGGAGATGGTCGTGCCCGGACAACGGCTGGCCGGTTAGGCGATCCATTCCGATCATCGGGATTACTCCTGCACTTGTTCCATATCGGGATGTGCCTTGAGGAACTCGTACTGGGAATCGCCACAGGCCGTTACATGTGCCTTGATGACCGGCGCCGAGCTGCCGTCAGGAAAAACCAGAGTGCGCGATGTGTAGAGCTTGTCGCGGAAGACGCGAGCAGCCCCGATGGGTTCGAAGCTTTCGGATTTGTTCTTGCTCATCAATGGATGCTCCTAAAACGAAAAACCCGCACAGGGCGGGTCGGAATCAGTGTTTGTGGTTCGCCGTATTGCCGCCGGCATCGATGACCTTGCCGGCACTGTTGATGTCGCCCGCCGTGTTTAGCGTGCTGTTGATCTGCGTAGCACCATCTATGGTGACCATCCCCACCAGGTTGATCTTGTCCGACACCAAGCGCGCGCTGTTCGGCGTCATCTCCAGCACCGAACCACCGACCTTGACCGTGACAGTGCCGGCCGGCAAATCGATGGTGTAGCTTTGAGCCTGCCAGTCGTAGACCAGCGACCCGCCATCATCGAAACGCCAAACCTCCACGTGGTCGCGGTTATCCGGCTGGGCGCCGGCGTTGCCGTACAGACCAGGGATGAAAGTGCCCATCGCAGGTTCGCCACTGGGACTGATCAACGCGCCCTGCTCTCCCATGCTCGGAACCCGCCAGTGGCGTGCCTTGCCGGCGGCCTGGCTGTGCCAGCGCACCCAGGCGCTGGTCCAGTCGCCCGACTTCACACGCACCATGGCGGCGGCCAGATCCACCCCAACAACGACGCAAGGCATCACCGTCGAGGCGATCATCCGGTCATGCTGGGCAGCGACATAGCTCATAACAGATCCCCTGGATTGACCGGACCAACGCCAGGCCCCAGGTCGATTACCAACGAGCCCGGCGGCTCATCCGGCCATGGCCATTCCTGAGCCCCCAGATAGACCGTTTGATCCCACTCCACCAGCCAGACGAAATAGCCGTCCAGTTCGGGCTTGGTCCAGTCCTGAGTTGAACGCACAAACTCGGCGCAATCGACCTCCAGGCCCCAACTCTGCCCTCGAAGAAGCACCGCCAGTTGAGAGGCCAACTGCACGGCCTGCCGTTGCGGATCCGCGCTGATCGAGTCGACGATTATCCGCGCCTCGAACTTACAGGTCAGCGAGGTTTCACCGGTACCGATATCCGGTGCGGGTTCCATCTCGGCCATTTCCAGCAGCACCACCGGGGTAGGGATACTGGTGTCTGCCGATAGATCCGGCCAGAACGAAGCGCCTTGAACTCCTGGCAGTTGCTCCTGCAGGTGCTGCTCGATTGCCTCATACAAACGGTCGAGGCTGAAGGGTTGATCAGACACGGGCGCTCCCCTTGAGGTACTTCTGCAGTTCAAAGTTGAGTTCTTGCTTGAGGATCCCCAGCAAGATTTCATCGGCGCGCTTCACCCAGCTGTCGAAGTGCGGTCGCACCTGGTCCAGCGAGACCTTGGCTTTCGCCAAGGGGAAGCGGTTGTCGCTTTCCGCAATGAAGCCTGAGCTGCGCCGCCCCTGCGTGCTGTCGGGGTAATCCGCTGCGTTGAAGTGCTTGCTCGACGTGCGGATCCAGATGTCAGGACTGCTGCCGTACACCTGCTTGAAGAACGCGCCCTGGTAGCGCCGCCCCGCCACCGAGACACCAGTGCGGGATTGCCGAGGCCTTCCGATTCGACTGGCCTCGATGGCGTTGACCCCAAACCACAACTTGCCGCGCATCGTCCCACCGCTAACCGGATAAGCCCGCAAGCGTTGCCGGACGGCGCCGAGGGCGATCCGCTCCTGCTTGCCTACCGCCCGAGCGATGTGGGTACGCAGCCGACCCAACGTTTTGTTGATTGCTCGACGCTGAGCCGCCGCCGCAGCCTTGGGCAACAGTTGACCGAACTCGCGCAAGGCCTGGGAATGCACCGCAGACGGCAGGATGTTGATCATCCCGCTGTCGCGGGTTTGCTGCATATGGCTGCCGACGCTCATGGTCGCTTCCTCAAGATCAGGGCCACTAGGCCGTCACCACCGGGCTCCAGTTGCAGCAGGTCGTAGTCGCCGCCGCCATCCAGGGTCGGCAGGTCGATGGTGACCCGCAGCCCCTTGCTGAGCCCGCCCGAGTCCTTCACACGGATCTCAAAGCGAGGTTCGCGTAAGCCGGTGTGGACCTTGCCGAACTGCGGCTGCTTCCACGGCGCCGCGAACATGCCCAGCACGGGCTCGGCGCGGCCTTCGATCTGGGCGCTGTCGCCAAGGGTCTCGAATACCACGTCGTCGATATCGTCGATCAGATCGCGGAAGGCCACGGTTAAAGTTCCAGCAGGATCTGCGCCCGAGGTCGTGTGCACAGGTGCAGCGGGTTGGACTGCGCTTCACCTGCTACGCCCTTACCGAACTGCATTGGCTCAATCTTGCTGTAGTACGGGATGCCCTGGGTGTTTACCGTTTCCATATAGTCGGCCGGGGCGAAGGACGAGATGTACAAGTCCGGCACGCCTTCAGGGATCAGCAGGGCCTTGTCGTCGTGAACGAACGCAACACCCGCTACCTTGCCGCGATAACGCTCCCAGACGATCCCGCCGAACTCGAAGCTTTCACGGGCATCGCCGCGCAGAGACGCGGCCTGCATGGTGTTCAGGTAGGTTTCCTTGACCGACTTATGAACAATGAGCTTGTTCCAGAAGTTCTTGCCACACATTGCGCGGGAACCGCTGCTAGTGACACTGCCGAGGGCTTCCTCTTGCATATCCAACGCTTCGCCGCATTTGACCCGCAGCTCGGTGTCTGGACTGTTCAACCCCATCTGGAGCTTCTGGCGATTCACGCCAAAAGATTTATAAATATCCAACAGGACTGTCTTGCCATCGGCGTCCAGCACCTGTCCGTTCAATGCGCCCATGCGCTGGAATTCATGCGTTGCATCCAACTGACGGCGGGCCTTAGCCAGACGTTTGTTGACCACGTCCTGCACGGCCTGCAATTCGCTGCGCGTACCGAAGGCGCGGATGCCCTGGATCTCGTCGGCCTTGATGGTGAAGCGTTCGGGCAGGTGCACGGTGTTGAACGGAATCATCTGACGCTTGGTAGCGCCGACCACCAGGCCCGAGGTGCCACGCTCACCCGCCGGCACCAGTGCCAGGGTGTCGCCGTCCTTCTCGATCTGCACGGTCAGGGTGCTGATGCCCTCTTCACGAAACAGGCCCAGGCTACTGATGCGGCCCGGCAGGTATTCCTGTTCATTGATTGCAGCGGTCAACGAGGAGACGCTGAATGCATCGTCTTCAAAAATGGCGATATCGGCCATGGGGTTACTCTCCAGAAACGAAAAATCCCGCACTCGGCGGGATGGATAAACAGGATGAACGTCTTAGCGGACGATCACGGAATGGGCGGCCAAGGCCTTTTCGGCAGCGGGGTCGAGGCCGGTCAAATGGGCTTCGCTGACCTCGGCCAGCCGCACAATAGCGCGACCGCGACGGACAACATCAGACTGCCCCAGCGGGCCGTAGAGGATGGCGATGGCGTTTTCAGTGCCGTCTTCAGCGGTTGGCTGATACGGCCCGAACTCACCAGTGGTAGTGATCAAGCCCAGGATCTGGCCCGGTTCCAGCGCCGGCCCGGCGGCGACATTGATCGCCTCGCGGGAAATGGTGCCAGCGCCTTCGGACAACAGGAATTCGCCCGCGTGCATCGATTCGATTTTCATGCTCTTGCTCCTTTCAAGGTTCCGTTCTGTGCTGCCTGGCGAGCCGCCCAGACTGCATGGGTATCGACCTGTTTGGCCTTGATCGTTGGAGCTGGATCATTGTCCAGCGGCAAACTGTTGTTGATTTCAAACCCACCGCCGCTGCCCACCAGCTTGTTGAAAAGGCGCGCCCTGACGGCCGCCTCGTCCAAGCCCGCGCTGATAAACTCGCCGGTCAGCTCTGGCAACCGTGCCGCGACACACAGGCCGTGCAAGGCTTTGGCTTTGGTCAGCGCCGCCTGGACTATCGCTTCGCTTTCCAGCTTCGTCGTGGCGAGTATCGGGTCCACCAGGTTGCTGATACCTGCCGCCGCACAGCCCTGAGTGACCAGCAGCGCCAGTTTGGCCGCGTCCAGCACGGGGGACGGATCGGGTTCCGGCGGTTCAACTTCCGGCTCTTCGTCCAGTTGGGCGAGCAGCTCGGGCGGGGCATTCTGGAAGCGCTGCAACACGCTGCCCTGGCCGAGACAGGCGCTGACCTTGAGGCCGTCGCCGACTTCATCAGCCAGGCCCAGCGCCACTGCCTCATTGGCCGTGAGCCAGGTTTCGGCGTTGACCATGCGCCGCAGCTCGGCTTCGTCGATGTCCGGCGCCTTAGCTTTGTAGGCCGCGATAATCGCTTCCAGGGTCTGGTCCAGCACGTCAGCGACACGGCGGAAGTCTTCGGCATCACCACCGGTAAAGGTGTAGGGGTTGTGAATCATCAACATGGCGTTGGCCGCGATCACTACCCGGTGCGCGCCACACACCGCGACACTGGCCGCGCTGGCCGCCAGGGCGTCAATACGACCGGTGCAGCGCTCGCCCAATCGCGACAGCGCATTGTGAATCGCCAGGCCGTCGAACAGATCACCGCCGATGCTATTGAACGCGACAATCACGGGGGAAGTGCCGTCATCCATGGCGCGCAGATCCTGCACGAACTGATTGGCGGTAACGCCCCAGGCGCCGATCTCTCCGTACACGAAGATCTCGATGCTGCGTTGCTCGGCTTCGCCGCTGGCCTGGAGGGTGTACCAGCTTTTATCGGCGACCTTTACCTGCTTGCCCGCCTTGTCATAAACGCGGGGCTTGGCTTTTTTGCTCATGGTTGTTCCTTGTCATCGTTCAGCTCGATGGCGTCAAGAGTCGTGTAGTTGAGGCCAAGGTTGGTGGCCCTGACGAGATCGGCGGCGTTTTCCGTGTCTACCGTTTCCGCGTCGTAACCAGTGCGCAGCACCATCTCACTGCGCGAGGCGAAGCCCGCTTGCACTTCCATGCGTCGCGCCTGTACGTCCTGCACCGGCTGGATATAGGCCCAGCCTTGCGGTACCCAACGCGTACGCAGGTATTCGCGACGACGTTGCGCGTAGTCCTCCAGCACCAGAGCGCCGGACAGCACCGCCATGTCCATCCATGCGGCCCGCACCGGACGACACAACTGATGCACATACACGCCGAATTGCAGTTGCTCCAATCGGCGCCGGAACTCGTTGAGCACCACACGCAGTGCCCGGTCGTTGACCTCCCGCATGTCGCCGGTGAGGATCTCGTAGGGCGTCCCCGAACCCGCCGCCGCAGCCATCAGTTGCTGTCGCATGAAGTCCGGGTAGTTGTTGCCGGCGTCCGGCGGTTTGGAGAACTCCACCTCTTCACCCGGTCCCAGCTCCTGCATGGTGCCGGGCTCCAGGGCGACCATCGGCGTGAAGCCATCACGGTCGGTCGTCAGCAGTTGCCCCGTGACAGGGTCGCGTGGTTGCTGCCCCATCTCCGGTGACGGCCGTTTGATGAAACCGGCAAACAGGTTTGCCACTTCCTGGCGGAACAGCACCGCGTCATCGTAGTTGTCCAAGCTGCGCAGGCGCTTCAACACCGGGGCTAAACGCGGCACGCCGCGCAACTGACCAGGCTCCATCGGTTCGAAGATGTGCAGCACCTGCGCCGCAGGTACACGAACCAGCTGGTTGTAACCAGCGTTCAACGACGACGAATCGCGTGGGTGCGACAGATACATCCAGTACGCTACGCGCTTGCCGGCCGGGTTGAACTCGATCCCAGCGCGGATCACGTTGCCGTTTTTGGCCATCTCGAACTTATCGTGCGGGACGAACTCAGGAGCCAGCGCCTGCAGCTGCAGCGGCACCGCCAAACCCTCACTGGGGCTGCGCGGTCGCAACCGCACAAAGCACTCGCCGGCCGTTTCCACGGTGCGCGCCACCAGGGCCTGCATGCCGTAGAAGTCGGTCAGCTCGTCGGCGTCCGCTTCATCCACCCAGTCATCCCACATCTGCTGTTGAAGTTTGCGCAGGTCTGCGTCTTCAGTGGTCGGCCTGGGCGTGATGCCGGTACCGATCAGGTTGCTGACGCGCTTGTCGATGACGTTGAACGCGTACGGGTCATTGCGCACTGCCGCCCGCGAGCGCGCGCGCAGGTTGCGCAGTGCCGGGGTGTTGATGCTGTTGATGCCGTTGTCGGTGGCTTCCCAACTGGCCGAGCGACGGCCCTCACCGGCGCCTTCGTAACTGGCCTTGATGTTCGACGGCAGCAAGAATCCATTACGGGTCAGCGTCGGATAATGTCGAGCCATTAGAGTCCTTTGCCTCCGTGAGTAAGCCGGATCACGCGAGAGCGCGGCCCGGCGGCTTGGCTCAACGACGTGCGGATCTCGTCGCGAGCCTTGAGCAGTTCGTCGATAGAGCGGTACTCCACCGTGCGGTCGCTGTAGCGCACGGTCTTTTCACCGCGTGCAATGGCGCGCTCGATGACTTCGAGGTGCTTCGGGGTAAACGACATATCAGCGTCTCTTCAGGTAGCCGCTGGTGGAGCTGCGGCGTTGAGGGGGAACAGCGGGTCGCGGTTGGACGATAGGTGCAGCAGGTGGCGGTGCGGGTAGCGACTGACGCGCCGCAACCGGTGCCGGTGCTGGTGTTTCGTCCGCGTCAACTCGCTCGCCCTGCACTGGCTTGACGCCCAACACATCGTCGAACAAACCGGACTGCGCCAGGGCCTGTCGCACCCGTTCCCAGTCGTGTTCCTGGTAGCGGTTGATGCCGAGGTAATGCGCCATCGCTAGGCAGTACACCATCAGGTCGAGCGCCTCGTTGCGCTCTGCCTTGCCCTTTACCCACTCGATACGCTTGTAGCCTTTGACGTATCGGGCAACCTTGCGCTCGGCCACGCACTGGGCGAAAAACTCGTCCGGCAAGTCGTTGGCAAAGTGCAGCGATCCAGGGCCGTCCTCGAAGGCGTAGCGGTTGTAGATCCAGTCCTTCGCAGTGTCGGTACCGACAAACCACAGCTCAGCGCCGCCGCGTTCGGTCTGGCCCTTCCATGTCACGTCGACCATGGAAGGCCGCTGAGCAATCACCGGTCTGCCGGGCTTGCTTGCGCCCTTGATCGCAAAGATGTTTCGCCAGCGCCGCACTCGGCAGAACTGGTACACCTCGTCGGTGTGGTGACCGCCGGAGTCGACGCCCGTCGCCAGGATCGCCAAGGCGACACCGCAAGGATGCCGGTAACGAACCTTGAGCTTTTCGTCCAACACCGCCCATGTACGCTCATCCGCAGGGTCGCCCCAGATGACCTGGTGATCGACCACCCAACGTTCCATACCGACACCGAAGCCCATCACCATCATTTCCAGGCGGTTGGCCTGAACGTCGACGGCGCCGGTCAGCATCAGCACGCCCACCGAAATACTGCCCAGGGTGTAGGTCTCCAGCCGTGCCCGAGCGACCAGCACTTCGGCCTTGGTCTGCTCTTGCGCGCTGTCCCAGACCTTGGCTAGACGGGTGTTGTAGAACACCTGCATCAGGCCCATGTCGCCCTTGGCCTGGGCCTTCTTTGCGTCTTCGAACTCCTCGGCAAGCGAGGCCCAGTCTTTCCAACCAATCGGCGAGTACAGGGCGTTGAGGTGAAAGCCCACCGTCTTGCCATCGCCATTGCCATGGGCACGCCACTCGCCACGGGCGAGCATATCGGTCTTGTGGTGCTCCTCGATCAGCACGTCACATTCAGGCGCGGCGCACTCGTAGTGAACCGTCCTGTAGTCCTTGCTGTAGTGCAACCGCTCCCATTCCAACACCTGCATGTGCCCGCAGGTGGGGCATGGCACGTAGTAGTAACGCTGGTCGCTGGATTCGAACAGGTCCGCAATGCGCGAGGCGCCCTTGATCGTCGGCGAGCTGGAAAAGTAGATCTTGGCATTACGCCCGAAGTTGGTCGCCCGCGTTTCTGCAAGCACGATGGGATCACCCTCCTGGCCGACGTCATTCTCCCAGCGGTCAACCTCGTCGCCGTAGATGTAGCGTGCTGACAATTCGGATAGGTTGGCTGCCGAGCCCGCCGTGGTGACGTACAAGGCGCCGCCCTCGAACTCCTTGGTGTCCATGGTGTTGCGGGCGTCCCGTGAGCGGATGGCTGCCACACGCTTCGCCAGTTCTGGGGTTGCCTTGATCGTCTTGCTGATCCGGCCGGAAACCCGCTTGGACAGGCTCAGACTGGGCAACAGCGCGAGGATGTTGGACGGCGCCATGTGGATCAGGCCGCCCATCCAGTTCAAGGCGATCTGGGTTTTCATCAGCTGCGAGGCCACCATGGTGACGACCCGCCGGCACGAGTGAGCCGGTGACAGGCAGCGCATGGGTTCGCGAGCGTACGGCGTCCGATCCGTGCGGTACTGGCCGGGCTCAGGGGCACCGGTATCGCGCGGGATGCGCATGTACTCGTCGGCCCACTCGTCGATCCAAAGGTCTGGATCAGGCCGCAGCCCACGGAAATACGCCTCACGGTACGCACGGTCCCCGTCAGGAATTTCCGTGGTCATAGGTCAGCTCGCTGTCATCGCTCGTTCAAGGTCGGACGAGGACATGCGCTCTGCCTCTTCCAGTGATTTACGGAGTGTCGCCGTCAGGTGCTTTTCGATGTCCCAGGGGTCGGACATGACTGCCAGCTTGTGCGAAAGCTGGGGCAACAGGCCGAACAACTGGTCACGCAGATGGCGCCCGGCGTTGTAGGCCCCAAGCTCGACTGCATCCCTGGCAACCAGCGTGCCCTGCGCCTTATGCAGCTCGATCTCGGCCAGTTGCGCCAGGTTGTGTTCGCGCATGGCGCGAGCCTTCTGGAAGTCGTGGCCCTTGGCGCCAACAGCAATAGGCTGCTGCGGCGCAGCCGTGTTAGTCGGCTCGACCAGGGGGGACAGTTGGCTGTAAACGTCGCGCTGGATCCGGTCCTGCTGGTGGCGTGCGGCGACGGCGGCCTTGCTTGGGTCGGCGGTTTCGAGGATCAGCGCTTCGGTTGCCAGCACATCGACCATCTTGCCGTCCGGCGAAAGCACCAGGCGGTTGTTGCCTTTGAGCCAGGTGATATAGCTCGGCGTCCTGCCGATGCGAACCGCGAAAGCGCTTTTAGACAGGAACAGTGGATCCGTCATAAGCCCTCCTTTTCAACGGCTTTTCAATGGAAACCTTTCAATTTCAATGGATTGAATTTCAGTAAGCTGGCAGGCCATCCGCTAACGCTTTCCCGCGGGTTTCATGCCCCGTGTCCCTCGGATGCCCCCAGGGTCCCCGGCGGCTTTTCGGCACCTGATTTTGGTGCGCGTCGCTACAAGCCACGTATTCCGTGACCTCCAGCGCATCACGCATGACCGTTGCCCGATGGCGGCACATCGCATACGCCCAACCGCTTGGCAGCCCAGCGTTCATACAGCCCGATGGCGACATCTGCGCCGGCCATCGCGGTAAGGCATCCAATGCTCCCTGCCGCAAGGACCGACATGCCCGAGGCGTGCAACAACATCATGGTGGAAAGCCCGCAGACCACGCAGGCCCCGGCCCGAAGGAGCAATCGGCGAACCAAGGACCAGCCGCTTACCCCCGCTTTGTCGGCCCGCCATGCCTCGCCAGAAATCCCGCCGACCAGGGACAGTACGATCACCATCCAGACCGGCATCTCAATAAGCGCTTGCTGCTCGTTCGTCATCGCCCTACCCCATAAACGCAAAAACCCGGCGCAATGGCCGGGTTCAGTGTGGTGGTGTGTCCCGCTGCTTGCGGTCGCACCTATCGAAGATGGGTACTTTTTACAGGTGGATTCCGGTGGCAGCAAGGAAGTTTTAATGCCATGGCGCAATATGGGTGCGACATGGGTATGACGCAGGTACAACGGAGGGACAACGCATTCAATCGGCTATCGCTTCTGGTGCCCTGTCTGACATGTCCCACTATTCTGAATCGAAGTAGGACAGCTACAGGCGCCTAGATTCGGGGCTCTGCCCTACTGTCCTACCTTTTTTACATTTCTCTCGTGTATAGAGAGAAAGCTAAAAGCACGCGTGCGCGCCATGGGCGCGATTACGTGCCCGCTATGCTCATGTGTGCATGGGGCGGGTGAAGGTTGGACGGTAGGACAGGCCAACAACGGCGCGGCCTGCGCCTGTCCAGCTGCGCTAAACGCGAGTCGGACAAGGCGGGACAGTAGGACAAAGGCACGCGGAGTGACGCCGAGGGTCATGCAACCTGCCCCATCAGCATGTAGTAGATATGCAGGTGGGCTTCGTGCAAACGCTGGTAGTAGGTGTCTCGCCCACAGTCGCAATGGGCATACTTCAAGCGCATGTCGGTGTCGTGGTTGCAGTAGTGCTCACGCACAACCGTCACCAGTAGCGGGTCTAGGTGCTTGGTTACGATCAGCTCAATATCCAGCGAGCCCTCCAGCGGCGCACGAAACGCTCGCCGACCGCGAATCAACTGACCATTGCTCTCCATCATCATGGCAACCATGTTGCCGCCAGCGAGCCCGCCCTTGGTGAAGTCGCTGTGCAGCTCTTCTGCCCACATCCGTAGGCGCGCATCGATCTCTTTAATCAAAGCATGGCTCCTCGATCACCGATTGCTGCAACGCAGACGCACGCCCCCAGCCGGCAGGCTTTTCATAGGCCCATGGCCGCACCCCGCTCTTGGGCAATGCCGGCATGCGCCGCTTGCGCCAACCCAGGCGGTGCATGATCGCTCCGACCCGCATCTGCTCGGGCTTGCCCCAATGGCCGAAGTCCAGCTTGAGCGCCTGGGTCAGGATCTCGTTGCCGGTGGCGGTTTCGCCAAGCTGCGACTCTTCCAACCAGCTGAGGATTGGGCCTTCCCATTCGTCCACCACGAAGCGTTCGTCCTGAGCCTCGGCGAACATCCAAGACTCGTCCTTGGTCACCCACCAGATATCGCCAGCTTCGAAACAGAACAGCGCCTCGGCCCAAAGCTGGTCGCGGATCTCGCGCAGTTGCTCCAGGTCGACCTTATTGCAGAACACCGGCCAGTAGCGACGATTGCCCGTGGCGTCCTTGAGGTATTCCTCTTGGTTGGTGGTGCCCACGAAAACACACTGGCGTGGCACGTCATTCGTTCTGCGGCCGTAGCTCTCGCGGTAGGTGTCGGTGGACGCAGAGAAGAACTGCTTGGCTTTGGTGCTTTCCGCCTTGTTGAAACTGTCCAGCTCCCCCAGCTCGACGATCCACTTGCCGCGAATCGCCTGGAAGCTGTCCTTGTCGCCGAGGGCAAAAGGAGTGTCCATAAACCACTCGCCGCCGAGGACGCCCATGGCCGTGGACTTGCCGGCGCCCTGCCCGCCTTCAAGGATCATCACCGAGTCGGCCTTGCAGCCTGGGCGCATCACCCGCGCGACAGCTGAGATAAGCCAGCGTTTGCCGACCTTGGCCGAGTACTCGCTCGTCTGGACTCCCAAAACGTCGGTCAGCCAGGTTTCAATGCGGGGTACGCGGTCCCATTCCAGCTTCTCCAGGTACTCGCGCACCGGATGGAAGGCGTGATCGTGGGCAACCACGCTGACCGCTTCGATCACGTGGGAGGCTTTGACCCGCAGGTTGTACTGCTGCGCGAGCCACTTCATCACGCGCATGTCGTCGATATCGGCCCAATCGCCGGCACCGCCACCGAAGGGCGCAGACCGCAGCTTGACGATCTTGGAGCTGAACACGCTGTAACCGATGACCCCGGCCCAGCGTTCGTCATTGCCCAGGATCAGCTCGACGTTTTGCATGTGCGCGATCAGGGAGCCATTTTCGGTACGGGCGAGTTGGTCTTTCCAACCACCCGCTGCAGGAGGTTTGACCACCGCCAGCACCTGGCGGCGGACGGCCTCCAATCCCTCGGCGATGTGCAGGTCATTGAAGTCGGTCCACTTGATATCGCGCTCGCCGGAGAACACGGGGGCAACCATCTGGCCACCGACAATCAGCGCGGCGTTGGCCGCCTTCTCCTCGCCTGGGTTCCAGGGTTCGCCGTTGGGGCGCTTGGTCTTCCAATCATCGTCGCGACAGATGATCAGCGGGCAGCCGGGAAAGCGCTCGCGCATGGCCTTGGAGACGGGCAGCAGGTTGCCCGCGTCGAAGGCAATGGCGACGGTGAGCGAAGTCGCCATGTGCAGGCTTGCGCCCGTGGCGTAGCCCTCGCACACCAGCACCGGTTCGCCAGGTTCGGGGTGAGGGCCGATCAGGTGGAAGGCGCCCTCTTTCGACATGCCGTAGGGCCAGTAGGCTTTGTCACGTCCGGTGTCCTCTTGCTTGGCCGGGAAGATCACCTGCAGGCCGACGATCTGGTCGCGCACGTTGCACATGGGCACTAAAAATGCGCCAGTACGTGGCGCATAGCGAACCTTGAAGCCGACGATCTGCTTTCGATCCAGGTAAGCGCTTTTGCCCTTTTCGGGCATGCGTTTGAACAGACTAGAAGCACGGCTGGCCGCCCGGCGCGATGCGTTGGCCGCGATCTCAGTGGCCTTGCGTTTGGCGTCCTCCTGCCGAGCGCGCATGACCTCTCGCTCCTCGGGGCTCATACGGCCGGCCTTAACCTTGATCTTTTGAGTGTCTCCGGAGCGCCAGTCACCGAAGCTGCCGAAGATCAGCGTTTCGTTTTTATCGGTGCGGTGTTCATGGACGACGTACCAGCCGTTTTTTTCTTTGCCTTTGTCCTGGGTGGTTTTGCAGCGGGTTAGCTTGCCGAACAACAAGGGCTGATCGGGCTCCAGGCCGTAATCGGCGAACTGATTCAGTACCTCATCGAGCATGGCGGGCCTTCCTGGCTTCGTCGATGGATTGGCACATCACACATTGGGTGCAGCCAGGAATGGCAAGGCGTCGCTCCAATGGGATTGGCGTCTCGCACTTTTCACAGAACATGAATGAATGCGAAGCAACGGCGGATTTATTGGCATTTCGTGCAGCAAGTGCCTGATCCAGGCGCTCTTGCACCAGGTCGTTGGCAAAGTCAGCGATATCAGCCACGTTCCACCCCGCGTGTTGTCTGGTTGACGTACTGGGCGCGGTTGTACATGCCCAACAATCCCTGAATGCCGCGAAAGACCAACTGGCGGATCTCAGCCAGCTCGCCGTCGTCGACCTTGCCGTCACCAATGTGCTTGGCCCAGGTTTCAGACAAATCCGCGACTTGCCGGAAGAACTGCGCGATCCCCGTGGTGAGGGTTTCGGGCATGTCATTGGTGTACGCCTCGGCCAGCTCCTGCCAGATCGTGTCGCCAACAAGGCCGTGCACCGCATCGAGAATGCGACGGTCCTTGGTCAGTTCGAGGATCTCGCCGAACTCTTGAATGTTGACCGTGTGGGAGGGATGGGTGGGAGACAACTTGTGCTGCAGCGTGGTGGCATTTCTGCCGGTGGTGGCTGCGATTGCAGCGGCACCACCGGGATAGTCCCGTGCGGCGTGGTACAGGGCTAATTCGAGCGTCAGTACTTCCTTTTGCGCTCTCTCAACACAGCTTAAAGCTACTCGGCTCATGGCATTAATCCTACAAAGTTGCCAGTGCCCCGCGACATGCAGTGGTGTTACATTTGCCGCGTGGCTTGAAAGGGCCCAAACGCCGGCCAGATCTTAGGGATCGAAACCGGCACCGTGCCGAGGCGAACAATCCGTTGCTCACCTCTGGCGCTACAGCTGCCTAATCTGTGGTGGAAAAGGCAGCAACCCAAGACATCCGTGTCTTGGGAGCGCGATAAAGGGAGGTGGTTTGCATGTGGTGTGCCCTCCTACCTTTGTCGCGACCCGACAGCACTGTGGTGGTGTGTGCCGGGAGGAACTGGGCGGCCCTTGGGTCGCCTTTTTTCTATCTACACTGCAGCTTTCTGTGGGGCCGATGCATTGAGCAACCAGGCAGCGTCAAACGCGTTACCCTTTTGCTCTGCAGCGGTCGCTAAGAGTTTTGCGTAGTGGGTCTCACCGGTGTAATCGGTGCGGGGAAGGCTGGCAGCCAAGCGCCATTTATTGAGCGCCTGATAGCTCCTTTCACACACCTTGGCGGCGGCACCAATGCCACCTACTGCTTCAAATGCGAACGCGATGGCGTTCGGAAAATCTGCGGGGTCAAGCATGGCAACCTCCATTTATCAACTCGCGGTTGATATTAACATCAACTGACTATTGCGCAACCCCTGTGAGAGTATCAACTCATGGTTGATAAGAACGAGCTACGGGCAGCTTTCACGGCGCGCCTTCACGAAGCACTCGACGATGCCGGTGTACGCACCCGGGGACGTGGTGCGGACATCCATAAGCATCTGGTTGAGATCGGAGCCGAAAAAAGTCCTCAGGCAGTCAGCAAGTGGCTGAATAGCGAAGCTATACCTGAAGCAGACACCATGGCTGAGCTGTGCTCGTGGCTGAAAGTAAGGCGGGAATGGTTGCAATACGGAGTGTTGCCTAAAGAGCAGACCGGGGAAAGTAATGTTCATTCGCTCAGCCCGAGCAGCGAGAACAATGTACTAGAAGTGACTTGGCGTTTTGGAAAAGTCCCATTGATTTCGTGGGTGCAGGCGGGCGCCTGGTGTGATTCAAACTTTGAGCTGCATGACGGGGAGTCATGGCTATCCTGTCCCGTACCAATTAGTGAGAGCGGATATGCGCTAAAAGTACTTGGTGATTCCATGACGAACCCAGGGCCTGGCCGAAGTTATCCTACAGGTTGTATTATTTTTGTGGACCCAGAAGCCGAGACCAAAACTGGTGATCGAGTCATCGCCAGAGTTCCTCGTACTAATGAAGCTACTTTTAAGATACTGGTAGAAGATGCAGGTCGGCAATTCTTGAGGCCTATCAACCCGCAATATCCAATCATTGATATTACGGAAGAGACACATATCTGCGGAAAGGTTGTCGGATCATTTATACCCGAGTAAGCCGAAATTATCTAACCTCAACGGCCGGCGAAGTAGTCCACACAATTTTTGTGTTAGATTCAGTGCCGGCTACTTTTTCCGACATATACTCTGTAAGAGTTTCACCCATCAGAAAAACATCTTTTGAACGCGCAACATCAGGATCATCTAAAAGCGCATTAACTATTGCAGTACGCGTATCTAAATCACTACGAACGAACAACGCCCAGTCCGCTCTAAGGTTCTCGTAATGTCTTCCAGGGAATCGGCATTGATAAAAGGTGTCATCAGCCATAACCAAATAAACCCTAGATCGCAAAAAAGGATTATTGGTAGTTTCAGGGATCTGAACATCAACTATCTTCGCTTCTAGAAGCAGTTCCTCCCAAGACATTTCAGAAAGAAGAGCTGCTTGATGATCTGGCATATCTAAAGCTGAAACAAAGCTAATAAGATGACGAAACTGAATCGCTCCTTTAGCGATACTTCTCAGATTCTTCTCTGACATAGACGCTAACACAACAGCTTTTAAATCATCTAACCTCTCCGAAAAATCCTGATAACGCTTGAGCTCAAGAGATCTAGTTCTATTTTCAGAAAGAAGCCGTTGAAACAAGAGAGACCATTGAGACACCAGATGACTCTTAATATCATCAAGACGAGCAAAGGGAGTAATACTATTATTTTGAACGCGATGCGTTAGATAATTTATAAACTCAAATATATACTTTGCAGTTTCATCCTTCTGAATGGACGGAAACTTTATTTGATCAATAATCGTAGCATTATGTTTATTTTTCTCATAAACAAGATGATCGTGGTAGACCTTCTCATCTACAAATGCATATATAGGAATAGCGTGCTCAACCGCCTTCAAAACCTCTAACTGGGTTATTGACAAGTTAGTACGATCAGAGAGCACACCACTACTTGAGCTACCTTTCGCAAGAGCCTCAAAGTCAAACCCCTCTAAAGCGGATGGTGTCGCTACGCCGCCGAATCTTTGCCCTAAAACCAACAGAAGCACGTCACAGCTAGGAACTTCTCTAATACAACTTTCATGAGTATGAGACCTAGGATCGTACAAAATATCAGCGTAATCGCTCATGATAGGCTCATAGCCCATATTAACAATAAAAGGCCTAAGTTCAGATCGAATAACGCCTAGATCAAAACATGTTGAAGATACAAATATTCTCGGTTTAGCCACAGGAATTTCCCTATAAATTCATCAGAGGTTGCTGCTGGTCATTAAGAGCCATCATTTCACCATCATAATGCTGGGCGAACCCAAACATCAAATTTCATACGCGCAGAGATTTATCAACCACCGGTTGTTGACAAATATAAACCACTGGTTGATATTCGCCTTACTCTTCCACCACAGAGCGAGGCACACCATGCACACCACAGCCACCCTGCACGTCCACCCGGCCGCTGCTAACCCCTCCCGCATCTTCGAAATCCGCCGCCTGGCACAAGACTGCGGCTGCGCCTTCGTCGCGTCCAAACCCAAGCTGAAACAGCGCTACGCACCCGCCCCCTTCGACCCAAACGGCGGAGGGCACGCGGCATGAAAAAGTACAAACTCGACAACCGTACCCTGACCCTGCTGAAGGCCCAGGTCAGCCTGACCCAAACCTTCAACCACCTGCTGCGCGCAGAAACACAGCGTGAGGCCCTGGCCTTCCGCCTGAACGTCGAGCGCCGCAAAGTCGACACGCACTTCACCGTTGAACTGGGCAGCGAACGCCACACGCTGACCCTGACCAATACCAAGAAGATGCACCTCAAGCTTGCTGACTTCATTGAGGAGATCGTCAACGGGCCAACCAACTCAATCAATCCATCCTCTCTGCCGCACGCAGAGCGCCGCTACGGCGCATTCAAGACCGAACACAAGCAGCAGGTATTCGACCTGGTGCAAACCGGCGGCTCTCTCAGTCTCGATATGGGCTTCGAGCAACCGATCAACTTGGCAATCCACCGCAGCAAAACCCGCGCTGGCATTACCACCATCATGAGTATCGGCGTCAGAAAGCCGCGCACAAAGTGTTTTACGGTGTACGGCAGCGACGTGGAGATCTACTCCATGGTGGCCGAGTCCATCACCCATCTGGCAGCCGTGGCGACACCCGCCGCGCATGCAGCCTAGGAGGCCGAGATGGAACGTAGCCTGGCAACAGCCGCCAAGTACTTCGGCCTCACCCGCCCAAAGCTGATCGCTCTCATGCGTGAAAAAGGACTGCTCAACGACCGCAACCTACCTGCCTTCCCTGTGCGGGACCGCGAGTACCTGCGAGTCAAGGACAGCAACTGGTACCACGAGACCGCTGGCATGCAGTACAGCCGGTCGACCAAGGTCCGTCAAGCCGGTATCCGCTGGCTCGCCGAACAGTTGGGCCTCGAACTGGCAGCCATCCCGGCAGACAACCGTGACGTGGCCTAGGGAGTACGCCCGCCAGATCGTGGCCATGCACACACGCGAGGAGCGCAACGCCGCGCTCCTCGAAGTGCCGGAGCATCTGCGGGAGCTGACCAAACGCCATTGCCTGAATGCCTGGCACCATCCAAAACGGAAAAAACCCAATGAACCATGACCTTTTAGATTACCTGCTGAAAACCCTACTTGAATTGCCTCACTCAGATCGCGCCCCAAAAAAAGTTAGGAGCGCTCTACAACTTGCGGTTGAAGTGGCAGGCATAAATAAAATCGTTCAACCCTGCGACGCGCAACCGATGACAGCGAGGGGAGCGAAAGATCCAAGTTGCATCCTCATTCGCATGAGTGAAGTTACAAAGATTGTCGGTTTGGCTCGTCCAACAATCTACAAGCTACTCAGGAACCCCGAAAGCAAGTTTCCTCGCCCAGTCAAGCTAACCGAAGCTACCGGCAAGAGTGCCCCAGTAGCATGGGTTCTTTCGGAGGTTCAGGACTGGACGCGAACACGAATCCGGCGGTGAAACGAAAATATAGATTGATCGGGAGTTCATGGAGATGACCACCAACCAGCCTCCGCTAAGGCTGCTACACGCACCGGATAGCGCAACCGTGGAAATGCTGCACCAACTCTTCGGCGACGTGCTTATCCCTCTGGAAAAGCTGCGCGTGCACTACTTCAAGAACCTCAACGAAAAGACCTTCACCGAGGCGATCAACAGCGGGCGTATTCAACTGCCGGTGACCACCTTGGACCACAGCGTCAAGGCGATCCGGTATGCCCACATCAAACACGTCGCAGCACTGATCGACATCCGCGCTTACCGAGCGGACGAAGACATGCCGCGACCACAAAACGATTTAACCGAGCAGGACCAGTAACCCCAACGGCTGCCACCACCAGCCAACGTAACTACCAGGAGCACACCACATGACTGCAATCCAAATCTGCGCATTGATCGGCATCGTGTTCGCCGCCGGCATCCTCTACTGGATCGGCTACCGAGGCGGCCTCACCGACGGCAAAAATGATGGCTACGACGAAGGCTATGCCGACGGGTACGTCTCGGGCCGGGAGGAAGCTTCAGCCGCATATGCAACCTCTCTCAAAAAGATGTCAGATCAATGCATGCGCACCGAACTCCTATTGAGCCGGGAACCGCAAGACCGCTACACCCTTTTCGCCATTGCCGAGAAGCTGAAGCTCGCCGCAGACACCTTCCGCGCTGTCAGATCCGAAAGCCAAGCAACTCAGGCGCTTGTCCTACGTGACAAGGCACTGAATATGGCTGCGCTGATGGATCGCTTCGAGTTGAAGGGGGATGCAGCATGAGCCGAGCCATGCCTATGCTGCGCCTGACACCCCAAGCCGCCGGCACACTGCAGCAGCAACACGCCAAGGCCATCAAGGAACTGCGCGTTCTGACCCGCTACAGCAAAGAGTTCGACCGCCAGTTGAAAGCTCGGATCGGCTATGAAGCGCTGCGCCAATTACACAAGGCAACCGACGACGCGTTGCTGCTGGCCGACCTGGTGAGGGAAGCCGCATGAACTGGATCCTCACCTCCACCGGCAAGCGCTTCGACTTGTTCGAGCCTGACGCCGACATGATCGACCCACGCGACATCTCGCACGCACTGGCCCACCTCTGCCGATTCAATGGCCACACCCGCGAGTTCTATAGCGTGGCCCAGCACAGTTGCATCGTCGCCGAGCTGGTGCCGGAAGAACACAAACTCGCAGCTTTGCTTCACGACGCCGCCGAGGCGTACGTGGGTGACATGACGCGGCCACTCAAGCAGTGGATTAGCGCCTACCAGCACTTGGAGGATTGTATCTGGTGGCTAGTGTGCGAACGGTTCGACATCGCTCCAGAACTACCCGCATGCATCTGCAAGGCCGACTTGATTGCACTGGCAACCGAACGCCGCGACCTCATGCCATCTGGTCCGGCTATCTGGGATTGCTTGGTCGGCATCGAACCAATGACTGAAACCATCCGCCCATGGCCTGCCGCCGAAGCTCGGCTCACCTACCACCAGCGGCTGATGGACCAACTCGCAATCGAACACCGGAGGAAAGCGGAATGAAGAACCACCAGGACAACACCAACGCCCTGCCCGCTTTGCTCCGCACGGCCAATGGTGGCGACACGCTAGAAACAAACAGTCTCTGCTGCGCAGCAGCAGGCATTACTGCTCCTACCAGCGCCACTGCCGAGGCACTTGTACCGCATGAAAAGCTGCGCGGGGCAGCGCTCGCTGATGCAACGCTAAACGCTCAGAAACGCCCGCTCGCGCAGCCTGTCGCGGGGTATACGCCCCTTTCACTACCCAGAGCCATAGAGGCTGAAATCTTCTCAGACGAAGAGCTTGCCGACCTTACAGGCTATAAACAGCGAGCCCATCAACGGAAATGGCTTCGCGACCGCAACTGGGTCTTCATCGAGAGCCGTGGGGGCCGTCCGTTAGTTGGGCGCATGTACGCTCGCATGAAGCTTGGTATGACCAATCCAGTACTTACTGAACAGCTGCCACCGCCGACGCGGCCAGCTTGGACACCTGACTTCTCCAGGGTGAACTGAGATGCGCCCTCGAAATACAGAAAACAGGGACTTGCCACCCGGAATGGTGCGACGCAAACGCCCTCGTAAGAACGGCAAAGTGTGGGTCGGCTACTACTACAGAGACTCGACAGGAAAAGAAATCTCGCTTGGCGGAGACCTGAGTAAAGCCAGATTGAAGTGGGCAGAGCTTGAGGCCAAGGAAAAGCCAGCCGATCTGACGATGATGAAGGGAATCTTTGATCGATACGCCCGCGACGTCATCCCGAAAAAAGGCGAGCGTACCCAAAAGGACAACATGGCCGAGCTCAAACAATTGCGGCCCATGTTCGACGGAGCGCCCATCGACTCAATCACACCAGCCAGTATCGCCGGATACCGCGACGCTCGTACCGCCAAGGTACGGGCCAATCGGGAAATCGCCCTACTCTCCCACGTTTTCAACATGGCGCGAGAATGGGGTCTGACCGAGCGGGAGAACCCGTGCCAGGGCATCCGCAAGAACAAGGAGACGCCGCGTGACTACTACGCCAATGCCGCAGTTTGGGATGCGGTCTACGGGATGGCTGAGCCGGAACTCAAGGAAGCCATGGACCTGGGCTACCTGACAGGCCAGCGGCCAGCAGACGTGATCGTCATGCGCAGGGACGACGTTGAGGGCGATTACTTCTTGGTCACGCAAGGCAAGACAGGGCTCAAGCTAAGGATTCTGATGTGCACAGAGGAGGGAGAAAACAGCTTGGGTAGGTTGATTCGGGAAATTACGGAGAGGAATGCGGGTCACGTCTCGAAGTACCTGCTGATAAACAGACACGGAAAGCGAATGACGAAGGGAATGCTGCGCTTGCGCTGGGACAAGGCGCGGGAGAAGGCTTGTGCCAAAGCAATCGAAAAGGGCGATCCGCTCCTCGCCGCGAAGATTGGCGGTTTTCAGTTTCGCGACATCCGACCGAAAGCGGCATCGGAAATCATCGATATTGGCGATGCAAGCTTGCTTCTAGGACACAGCAAGCAGGAGATCACGAAGCGTGTTTACAGGAGGATTGGCGCCACTGCTAAACCATCAAAATAG